TTCAAATATTAAGACTTCCAAGATATATGATGACTCTGATTTAGAAGTTAGAGAACAAGAACTAAAAAAAATTGGGGACATGGTATCTACAATGGTATCTACAATGCAAAAAGGGAAAACAGATATCTCTCAAAAATGACAGAATATATGGTCGGGGAGAAAGGATTCGAACCTTCGACCCCCTGGTCCCAAACTTGGTGTAGCATATTTCTACAAATAAAAAAAGACCCCAGAAGTGTTTAGTTTCTGGGGTTTTCTTATAGTTTAACGACTTTTAACAAATTAATGTTTTATAGTAATTTATAGTAAATTATGAACAGTAGGTATCTAACTTGGTATCTAACTATCCAAATTTCATTTCTTGTTTCATTGTACTGTTCTCTTGTATCAATAACTGACACTTTAAACGTAATCCTTCATATTCAGCGTATGCGCTCTCTGTTTGCATTTCTGCTTGATCTATAAGGGTATCTATCTCTGCATACTCTATATGAGTACGTGCTTTCATTTTTGCGTCTTCAACAGTACATTTTTCAGCCTGTCTAAACTCTAGGTATAATTTAGCTTCAATTCTTTTTTTCTGACGTTCTAAGCTATCGTAGGCAGCTTTAGACTCCCCATATGCTTTTCTTGTTCTTGTTAATTCTGATGAGATAAACTCTTTATCAAACCGAAGGGGGTTCCATTGGTTCATAGGTCCTCTACATATTGTCAATTATCCATGCTTTTAATTCGGAACGAGTAAGTAATTCTGTAATAAAATTCCCATAAGAATTAACAACAGTTTCCTCTTCTTTATCTTTAAGAAGATATTGGTAATATCCAACATGCAACATTTCATGGATAACTACGTTAATTGCGTCTTTACCTCCACCTTGGATAATATCATCATCTAAATATATTTTGTAAGGGGGCTTTCCAACGAAGGCCCCCTGTGCTTCTGAAACCTCATAACTAATGTCATGGGGTATTGTAATTAATTGTACCTCAAAAGCTCCAATAGTTACTTTGGAAGGCAATTTAAGTTTTTTCACGTAATTTTTTTTTTGTTTTTCTTTTTATTTTTAAACCCAGATTTCATGTTAGCATATGAGCTACTAGATATTGTAGATTTAGATTTAGGTCTTGAAATACCAAGACGTTTACGTTTATTTATATTTTCATACAAAGACATTTAAGTACCTATTTTTTTTTGCGTTATTTTATGTGCTTCTGTAAAAGTTTTTCCATTCTTCATTAGTTTTTTCATCATAACCATGTGTTTATTAGTATGATGTTTAGAATGTTTTTTTAAAGTTTCTGTTTGTCTCTTTGTAAAAGACATCAGTATTTAGGTGGTCTTGGTTTTTTCTTATCCATGTTATCCTTTCATTCTACCATTTACATTTTGCTGACCAAAATGCAGCCGACATTTTTCCTTTAGCAATATTCTTTCCATGTCTTGCCATAAAAGATTTTCTTCTTGGGGTGTTTTTTTTATCTCCTGTTACACCTTTTTGACCAAAGCGAATAAGTTTTATATTACTACCTTCTTTAGCCAAAACTGCATGTGATTTAGAAGAATGATTTGGAGTGCGTTTACATTTGTTATAACCACTAAAAGTTTCACCCCTATAGTTTATTGACATTTAATTAGATTGCACCAATTACTACGATTACTATTATCGCAACAATTCCTGCTTTTACCCAATCAGACATTCCCCAGTCTGACCAAGATTTTATATGGTCCCATAAGTCTTGTAATAATTTCATATTACCTCCTATTTTTTATTCATAAATTGTTTTGCACCACGCAGCGTAAATACACTTGCTATCATGGCTGAAATTGCAGCCTTGTACCAAGTAGGGCAATTATCCAAAGCAGCAAAGCCACGTTCTACAATGACTTCACAACCAGGAATAAAGGCTAAAATTAAAGGGATTGAAAATAAAAAAATTAACCATTCATCTTTAAGGCTATCTTTTCCACCTTTAATTACTTCTATATCATATTCTATTTCGCCAGAAATTTGTTTTTCCATCAACGAAGTTTTTGCTTTTATTTCAGTTAGCTTTTGAAATGACTTAGCTTTTTTAGTTTCAACATATCCACCTACTGCATCTTTAACAATACTAGCAACAGGACCTAAAAGTAAATTTAACATGCAAATCCTATTTGTTGTGCGTAAATATATAAGTTAGCAGCTTCAATTAAAACTAAAGACGTAAATAAAACTGTTACAATTATTTTCATTTATGTTTCTCCACGATTTTAATTAAAGCATCACATCTTCCTGGGGTTTGTTCGGCCCACAAACTATTTTTCATCTCCAGGCAACTTGTGGAATAATCTTTCTTTTCTAATGCTGCTCTAAAATTCTTAAATTTAAACAATCGACTTCCAAGTTGGAAACCCATTTCAATACATACACCAAAAATATCTGCATGATGTTTGTCTGGGTCATACAAAAATGTTTTAGCTAAATCAAATGCGTCATTAAAATCTTTGTTAAAAACTTCAATAGCTTCTTCTTCGCTATATTCTACACCATCTTTATAAGAGTCCTCTGCATCACATAGATGTCCCCAAAATATTGTTCTGTTTCCTAGATGATCTCGATATACTTTATTACGATACCCTTCGTGTTCACGAATTCTTTTTTTTATCTCCTCAATCAATCTGTTCCTCCAATTTTTTCTTGTTCCAATTCTTCTTCTTTTAAAATGTATTTAAACTTTTCTAAGTATATAATGGCATCAGAAAGTTCCTGTTGTGCTTCATCTAGCCAGGCTATTGTAGGTTTTTTTGACTCTAACATAGTGCAGCCAAATTTTTTTATTCCTTCTTCAGATCGTTTAGCAATGCGATCAATAACACCTTGAACTAACTTGTCTTTTGTTTTCATATCTTGCCTATCCAACGATTACCTTTTTCTAAAACCATAGGAATTAAATTAGGTATTCCGTTCTCTATATAAGCGCAGCCAAGTATGGGTCTTCGGATATTTACTCTTGAATAAGCAAATGCTAGGGAGTCTTTATCAATTAAACACCCTACTGTCATTCCCCATTTAAGAGCTTCAGGAGAAGACCAATATTTAATTTGAAAATCTGTGTGAAAATGACCTTGAATAAAATTCATACTAATAGCCATAGAAGATTTTAATGGGTCTTTATTCATATTATGAACAAAGTAATAACTTCCATACTTATCATGTAAGATAAGTTTATCGTGCCATTTCCAATTCTTTTTATTAACGTCAAGAATATCAGGATAATCTTTTATAATGTAATCAGGTAAACCATGATATTTTCTTTTACGAAACACTAGGGAGCCATGATTAGAATGAAGTAAATCCATTTTAGGAAATAACTTTTCTAATTTTTTTATATCTTTTCTAGCCTTCAGCAGCTCTTGAGTAGCATTATCAAGATCAGGGTCTTTGTCATGGAATGATATCGCATGATAATCAACTTCGTCTCCTATATTTACAACTCTGTCTGGTTTTAACCAGGACTTAACAGCTTTTAAAAAAGGTAAACTGTCTTTGTGTGCGTAGGGAAAATGAAGGTCCGAAATTATTAAAGTCTTCATATAACGTCCTTTTTAGGGGGGTACTAATGGTCAAGGAAGGTTAGTTTTCTTCTTCTACGTTGAAATATAAGCTTGTTTTTAATCTATTAATCGGAAAAAAGTATAAATTGCTCCTAAAATACCACCAATAAACAATGCAACCTTTAATCCACCAATACCCATATTAGAAGTTTTATTAAGGCCCATTATTTGCTTTTGCATAATATTTACATCTTCTCTTATATATTTGACATCAGTTTTTAATTCTGCAATTTCTTTTTCCCAATCACTCATTTTTTTTTCCACACAATAGATAAAATAATTATTAATATTATTAAATTTAAAGCTGATATATCGTTAGTTAATAAGTGTCCTATACTACTCTGCATTGGCATCTGTTTTTTCCTTTAGTTTAATTCCCTTACATTTTTTTCTTACATCTTCAAAATGATCTGGTAATTCTAATCCTTGATAACGACCACATAGTTTAAGTAACTCTAGTTGCTGTTTTAGTCTTTC